TTAAGCGACGTGATTGAAGCGGCCTTTGACAAAGGCATACTTCTTACGCACGGCCAGACCGAGACGCTCTTCCACCAAGATGGCGCGCTGGTTCTTGATGAAGTCGTCGTTGATCATGCCGACCTTGATGGTGAAGCCCATCCGGTCGTAGATCCGGGCGCCCTGCTGGAACGAGCCAGTCAGGAACTCGCCGCCAGTGGTTTCGCCGTCGCCTTCGTCCATGCTGTCGGATGCAACGATCGGGCGGCCCCACAGGACTGGTGTAACCAGGCCCTGAAGGTTGGCGAACAGGTAACGGTTCTCGCCGTCCTTCTGCAACTCGATGTTCATCCAATCCAGATCGGACATGACCACGGCGTCAGCCGGAAGCTTGGACTGCTTGCGGGCCTGGTAGATCGCACGGCGCACGGTGTCGATAGCTGTATCCGACGCCTTGCTCAGGTTTGGATCAAACACAGTCGCCTGAGTCATGATGCCGTTCAGGTTGTTGCCTGTGCCGTCGCCTTTCAGCAACTGCCCTTCGCGCTTCAGTTCCAGGTCGAAGCGCAGCAATTCCTGAATGTAGCTGTAGAGCTGCGGCACGTCATCGAGCGCTTCGTCAGTCACCGGCATCCATACGGCGATCTTCTTGATGGTGTCGGTGACCTGCTCGAACGTCACGTTGCTGGTTGGCTTGGTACCACCTTCCGGCACCATGCCGGCGCCCAGGGTGTGGAGCAATTCGCGGTAGTAGGTGAACGCCTGGCCGGTTACTGGCGTAGTCGGGATCAGGTCGCGAATCAGCAGATTCTGGCGCGGAGCACCTTGGATGACCGGATCGTACTGCGGGGCAACCAAGCCGGCGCTGGTTACTTTGACCTCGGCCATGCTGGCCATATCGGACTTCGTGATTTCAATTTCGGCAGAGCTCTGAGTTTTCTTGGTCAGGGCCTGATAGTTGTCATTGCCCTTAACGAAGTCGATAAAGCTTTTCTTTTCAGGGCCTTGGTTACGCAGTTTGATGCCCTTCTCTTCAAGCTTTTGAACCTGCTCGATGATTCGCTCGATCTCGCCTTTTTGGTTTTCGATCTGAGATTTCATCTCGACGGTGACAGTGTTGCCCTTTTGCAACTCATCGGCGACAGCGTCGTACTTCTTCTGCAAGCCGCCGAATCCTTCTTTCAGCTGGTTTTCGAGCGAGCTTTTTACTTCCTGGATTGGATCGGTCATGGCGACACCTTAAAAAATTGGTCAAATGTGTGTGAGAGTTTTTTCAGCTCTTCCACGGTCGCCGTGGCCTCAGTGTCACCATCGCGGTGAACTGCGGAGTAGCCGAGCGAGGCAACTGCTGCCGCCTCCTTTTGGGAGAGCCCCATGCGGTCGCGCAGGGCCTTCTCAAAAATTCTGATATCCGACTTCACGTCGGTTACTTGCGCCTCAGGGTTCATGCCGAAAGGCACCAACGATGCCTCCCAGAGCTCTGCCTGCTTGATGATCCGGATGCTGCGACCCTCGCGCTCTTCGTAGGCGGCGAGGATGGTGTTGAATCCGATAGACATACTGTCGAGCGTTCCTTCCTTCATCAGCTCGTAAGCGTCTCGGGCATAGCTCACGGCCAGATTGACCTTGCCTTTGATGTAGAGTCCGTGGCTGTCCTGGGTGAATTCCGCCGAGCCAACCAGCCGGGTAAGATCGTGGAACAGTGCCAACTTCAAGCGGCCGGCGCGGGTAGTTTTCACCTTGGTGAACGCGCCAGGAAGGATCACGTCATCGCCCAGGTCGACGTTGTTGAACACAGCGGCGTAGCCCTCGAAGTTTCCGAGCTCATCGCTGGCCTTCACCTCAAAGGGGACTTCAATCTTGCTTAGCATTGGTCTGCATCTCCCACCGGGTGACCCGGTCGTATTCTTCGCCAGCCAGGCGGGGCTCGTTTTCTTTCTCGCGGACGGCGTTGATGCTCAGCCAGCCTGAACCACCGGAGCCGCCAAGCGCTGCCTTGTAGTAAGCCGCTCGCCCCGCGCTGTCCGCGCGCAGCAAACCTTCCACAATGAACTCCACAAACTGGGGTTTATCGCGGAAGAGCTTGTCGTTGATTTCATCCTCGATCGCATCGAGGTAAGGCTTGAGGCCGAAGGTCACGTAACCGCTGGTTTGTTGTTCCAGGTTCGATCCCATGATTGAGGTCTTACCGGCGCGGTTGGCCAGGTACAGAGGGACGCCGTAGCAGCCGGCAATCGCCTCCTCCTGAAATTGCTGGGACTCAATGAACTGGCTGTCCTTCTGGCTCAGCCCGGCCGGCACGATCTTCGGGCCGCCCTGCAAAATCCCCATCGAGCCGATGTCGTTGATGTCGCCTTTACGCACATCGGGGAACTTCTCCATGATCTGCGCTTGCTGAACCTTGGTCAGGAACTGGTCATAAATGACGTAGCCACCGGTAAAGCCGCCTTTGCGCATGAACATCGCCGACCAGTTTTGCGCGGTCTTGGCGAGCCCCATCGTTTCGGCCTGGTACTCAACAGGCGAAAGTCCGTTGATACCATCCATGCTGAACAACTTGAAGTGCAGCATGTTCTCCGGCGATACCGGGGAACGATCCCCGCCGATCGTGACCCAGTAGATCAAATCATCAGACGTATCGATCTCTACGTTGTCCGCGCTTACCGGGATGAAGCCGATCCAATCACCGTTATCGGCGCGCTCAATGATGCTGTACGCATTGCCCCGTAGCGCCATGTTCACCACGGCGCACTTTAAGAAGTTGAGCTTTGTCATGTACGGGTTGGGCTTTCTCAGCACCCTGGCCTGCCGCGACTTGGTGTCGGCCAGCACGCGACCGGACGGCGTGTCCTCAAAAATCTTGAGTGGCAGCCCGGCGGCAGACTCGCTCAGGATCTTCACGCACGCCCAGACGATCGGGATTGTTATCGCAGCCTTGGACGTGATGGTGACGCCAGACTTCGTGCGCTTACCACCAGCCACCATTTCGACTTCGGTGTATTCGCCGGTCTTCGGGTTGGTGTAGCCGAACATGCGCCATGACAGCGGGTTGTACCAACGAGATGCCATATTCAGCCTATGAGTTCGAGCCGATGAGTCCGAAGAACCCATCGGCGAGATAGTTGTCGAGCCCGCCTTTAGCCTCGGGATTCAGCGAGAGCAATGAGATGGCGCTGAATAGCGCCATGAGTGGATCAATCTTTGCGGTCCCTGATGCCTGCTTAGTGATCAAAAAAGCGTTTGCGGACGGGACCCCCTTGGCGTTGCCGCAACTCCAAGCCATGAGTGGTTGGCCGCAATGCAGAAGGTCACCCTGCGCGAGCTTTCGCTCCGTCGTTTTGATTGCGCCTGTCAGCTTCCATCCTTGGGATATCCCAATGACCTGGTCTTCTCCCACACCCGCTGCCGCCAGAGCATCGAGAACGGCACCAATCCCGGCGGGATCGAGCCCCACTTTGTCTAGCAAACCGGCATCATTGATGCGCGCAACAAGAGCCGCCAATTGCTCAACGTCATCCCCGATTTTCTCAACAAGGGTTAGATCACCAACACTCGCGAGGTCATGCAGACGCGGTGCCTCAGATTTCCGGCGCTCCAGCACCGAAGGGTGTGCCCAGGCATGACCCCAATGTAGCCACTGCCGCGAATCTCGGGCTCGACCCAGAACTGCCAGGCCGAGCAAGTCATCAAGCCCGCCTCCATCAACCCCCACCGTAACGACCTCGCACCGCTCCAGCAGAGAGTCAAGGTCTAGACCTTCAAGTGCTTGAGGCTCCCAGAATTCAGCGCCGACCCAGTTATCGGACATCAGAGCCAAGCCAATTTCGATGTTCAAATGCTTGGCTAGGAAGCCGCGTAACTCTGCCTCGCCGTCGATCTCCGCCTGCATGAACAAGCGTTCCAGCGTTGGGCGATCAACCGAGTAGTTGATGTTTGGGTTTACCAAGTGGAAGTTTTCAGGCTTCCGCGCTTCGCCGCTCTTGATCATCTCCTGGGAGAATTCGTAAATGATCGGCAGGAAGCGGTTGTCGCTTATGCGCCCATCGCGCACACCACGCGCATAGTTCAGCTTCGACCTGAAGACGCCGGCCGGGGGCTCGTTCGATTGCGTCGTAAGCCAGATGATGAAGCCTTCGGGCCTGGACAGAAGACCACCAGTGGCCTCGCGAATCATGTCCGCAGCTTTCGGGTTTTTGCCAAACAGCCAGGCCTCATCGATCAAAACGCCGACGGCCTTCTTGCCGCCCACCACATCGCTGTCAGCAGCTACCACCTTTAACGTGGCGCCAGTCTGCCGATGGGTAATGAGGCGAAGGTGCGGCTGGACGTGAAGCAGTGTTTTAAGCTCGTCGTCGTTATTGACCATGTCCTTGGCTGGGACAAAAGCGTTATCAGCAATTTCCTTGGTAGGAGCCAGGATGATGAACTCGGCCGATAGCCTCCAGTTACGCACCAACGCTGTCAGCATGATCGCCGCAGCGATCGTAGACTTACTGTTCTTCTTCGGAATGCAAAGCATGAACTCCCGAATTAGACGCTCGCCGGTCTCGCTGTTGTAGCTCCCGAACACGGCCCCCGCGAAAGCCAGGACCCAAGGCGCGCACGCTGACTCAATCGTCGGGCTTCCTGGGGCATCTACAATCTTGAGCCCCTTGAATATTTCCAGGCTTTCCGCAGCCTCATCGGGAAACAACGGCGCGGGAATAATTGATTCGCCGGCAGCCAGAAGCCGCCACCATTCCGGGCAGGCGGTTGTCCATTGCATGAGTTAGCCCTTGACGATGGAGAGCGGCGGCTTGCCCTGGGCGTACCGTCCTTTTGCAGCCTGCTTTGCGGCGTCCTGCAAGGCATCCTTCTTGCCCTGGTCAGCGACCTTGCCATGCACATACGGCATGAGTGCCTTTGCCGCATCAACGCGGAGCCTTGGCTCGACAGTCTGCTGGTTCATAACCGCCACTAAGAACTCTCGAGGGTCGTCGGTCTCTACGATCACCAGGGCGTCAACGTCGTGCTCGCCCGGTTCCGGCGAGTTAACTTTCTGGCCTGGTTTAACTTTCTCACCGGCAGCAACTGCGGCCCTGATCTTTCTGCCCATGGCCGCGATAATGTCCGGGTCCTTCGCAAGCTTGGAACCCGCCTGGGATGCGGTCTTCTCGGAATATCCGGCGGCGATTGCTGCATCTCGTTTTGACGCGCCCGACTGCAAAGCGTCAGCAAACCGGCGCTTTTTGTCGGTTAAAGCCATAGTTAACTTTTCCTAAAAATGGAGAAAAATGTGTGCGTGGGACAAGGGGTGGTCTAGCCCGATGAGAATCACTATATTTTGACCTCCCCCCGGTGCCACTGGCGTGCTACAAGCCAGGTTTCCGGGGTACTGGCGTGCTGCAAACGCATCAGGCCATCCCTGCCTCTTCACTCTGCTTCTTCGAGGAGTGGCAGGTACCACACAGGCTCATCCAGTTAGTTCGGTCCCAGAACAGCGTCATGTCGCCTCGGTGAGGGATGACATGGTCGACGGTGTTTGCCGCTGTCACCCTTCCCTCGCGATTGCAATACACGCAGAGCGGGTTTTCATTGAGGTGAACCAGTCGAGCCTGCTGCCATTCGTAGTTGTAACCACGCTGGCACGATGTGGTCTTGCCGGCGCGCCACGAGCCTGGTGCCGCAACGGCTAGCCTGTTGCCCTGGGTGGCGACTCTGTTGCCCAAGGTCTTGAGGCGCGCCATTACTGAGCTGCTCGGTTGAGTGCTTCGTCCGCCTTGTCGGCAGCCTGAGCCGCGGTAGTCGCTGCCCTCGACGCCTTGTCAGCGGCAGTGCCGGTCTTGCGCGTCAGCTCTTCAAGGCGCTTGTCCCGCTCTTCCATGGCGGTGTCGTAAGCCTGGCGAATCTCTTCGACCTGCTTGCCCTGCTTGTCTGCGAGTGACCAGTAGCTGACCTGGTACCCAAGAACGGCGCCACCACCAACCAGCAGCACGGCAATGGCCCAGACCTCAGTGCGTCTCCACCACCGTCGAGCGATGAACTCCAACGCGCATCTGTCCATCAGGCGATACCTCCAAGCTTAGTGCGCAGGCGGGTGATCTCTTCGCTCTGCAGGGTGACGCGCTCAGTGAGCTGGCCGACCTGGCTGGTGAGTGCTTCGATCTTCCCTTCCATGCGACCCACTGCGGCAGCGAGGTCATTACGCTCTTTTGCGAATTGATCAGCGCGAGCTTCGGCCTCTTTGCGCGCGGCGCGCTCTTGATTCAGTAGCTCGTTGAGCCGGCGCAATGTGCCGATGTCGGCACTATCCATGGCCCGATCTGTTGCATCCTTCGAGAGGAACTTGCGAAGCCAGAGCAGGCCACCAAGAACGACGGTGGCGCTACCGCCCAGCCAGGTAGCTGTGCCCGGGCCGAGGTCAGTAGGATCCATCCGATACTCCAGAAACGAAAAAGCCCCGCACGGTGGCGGGGCTCAGAATTTGTGTCGTCTCTCATAACGCGCAAGATCGACATGATGGGGTTAATTTACGGCCAGTCGGCCAACAGGTCAAGCGGCATCTACAAAGATTTGTTCGCTGTCGAATATCTCGGTCGCGTGGATCACGGCCTGCTCTTCGAGCAGTTCCAAACGTTTGTGGATTCCGCCTCGCCAATTGCGGCGTGTGCGCTCCGGGGAGCCAGCCAGATCCCAGGTGTTCATGTCGTAGAACTCAGCGGGCAGCACGATCATGTCGGTGGAACGCTTGCCAACCTGGACGCCCTTCAGCTTCGGTATGGCCCAGGCCGTCAGCGCCTTATAGATGAACAGCTGCGGTGCCGGCGAAACCATGCGCGCTACCAACCTGCCGATGGCACCGACCTTGTTGGCCTTGTGCGTGGAGTACTTGGCCACCAGCACATCCCACTGGGCCGGGTCGAGCTGACGGTGCAGCAACGCATAGAGGCAGCAGTCGTAATCGAACTTGTCCCGGACCGACAGCGTGCTACCCGTGCCGCCCTGGCGCAGATCGGCGTCGATCAGCTTCTGCCATGACTGCTTGGTGCTGTTGTCGATGTTGTCCGCTGCCAGCACCCGCACCAGGGTGCCCATTACGTCCTTATACATAGCCATGGCTTATCCCTCTGCCTGTGCGTTGATTATGCGCCGGCCTGGGCGTGCCAACACCATGTCCTGGCACGCATGGATCGCCCTGCAAAACTCGTCGCGCTCCATCGGATGTTCGGTTGGGAGCTTTAAGTACTCGTTCCACACGCCGGCAAGAAGGCCAGCGATAAAGGCTTCGCGGTCAGTCAATACGATCGGCATGTCAGTCCCCTGTGAAGTTGGTACCGCCGGCGCCGCGGCGGTTGTTCTGGTTGTACTGCGCCTCGGCACCCAACGGAGCAGATGGGCCTGTCACAACGTTTCGTGCCTTCCGCAGCATGGTGCCCAGTAGGACCACCAGGTCTTGAAGCGGAATCGCCTCAAGCGTTTCGGCGTTCACCAGACCTGTGGCGTGGCAACCGATGCACTCGAGGTGGTGAAACACTCCTCTGATCAGACCTCTGCCGGCACATGACGGGCAATCGGCGAGCGGTATCTTGCGGCGCGCCTTGGCGGGTCCATGCTCTAAAATCTTCATTTTTAAACCTCGCCTATGGTTGATTGTTGAGTGGCCTTGCAGCCCTTATTTTCCGTGGCTTCCAGCTGATTACCGGAATCTCCGAATCTAACGCCGGTCAACCCGTGAATCAGGGCAAGCCCACGCTGGTCTAGATGCGCATGCCACTTCTCCAGGGCTTCGCGCTTGCGGGCCATCACGTCGGACTGGATGTACACCTTCACGTTGTGGCCCATCGCGTGGTTGATCAGCAGCTCGCCAATCAGGTGGTCGATGCCGATATCTGCCCAGCCAGTGCGAGCCACCTTGCGTAGGTCGTGGCTGGTCCACTCACCCCCACCAAGCTTGGCGAATACGGCACTGGCCTGCCCCTCACTCAACGCGGTGCCATTGCGGGACGGGAACAGGAACTGACCTTCGTACCCTCGGGCCTGCTGGACCTCGCGGTAACGGATCAACAGCTTGCGCACTTGGTCGGTGAGTGGGAGGTGATGCTCGACGCCGGTCTTGGTGTTCTCGGCCGGAATGAACCACTCGCGCTCTGCCAGGCTGACGTGGGACCAGCGCGCTTGCCGCGTCTCACCGATGCGGGTGCCATGGCAGAGCATCATCAACGCCAACATTCCCTCTGCCGGGTAGAACATGACGACGGTCAGCAACTGATCAAGCAGCTCAGGCAGCTGAACGCCGCGCAGCCGAGACGGCTTGATCCCGACCTTGGCCTTCGAGAAGTCGCTGAACTTGATGCCCGTCATCGGGTTGGAGGCGATCAGGCCCAGCTTGAATGCTTGGCGAAACGCCAGCGCCAGCAGCTGGAACACCAGGCGCACGTAGTCGATGGACAGCGCCTCTTGGAGCGGCCACATCAGATGGCTGTCGAGCGTGGCCTTGTCGACGCTGGTCAACGGCAACTCGCCCAGGCGTGGAATAAGGTGGCACTTGATCGCCGAGGCGCCGGTCTTCTTGCGTTTGCTCGACAGATTGCGGTCGCGGGCCATGCGCTCTGCGTACCAGGACAGCAGCTCACCGACGGCGGCCCACTTCGACAGGCTGGTGCCCTCGCCCGCCTCCAGACGCAGGCGAATCGCCGGGAGCGCTGCGACGACCTGCTTGGCGCTCAGCTCGGGGTAGCTGCCGATCAGATTCCAGTCACCCTTGGTCACCAGATACCAAGATGCGCGGTCGCGCGCCTTGGTGAAACGCAGATATAGGCCTCGATTGTCGGTGTCGCGCACATCGCGCACCTCACCGACAGCCTGGCGCTTGATCTCGGCGTCGGTGATTTTTACGACGGCTGTACTCATTGATCCACCGCCGTTGATTCGGGATGGATCGGGTAATCCCGGATGTGCACGCGCACGGCACCACCCGGCACCGGATCGCCGACGTTAATCGTGGTGACGAAGTTCTTGTCGTCGATGCCCAGGCCATCGGCGATGCCGTCGCGGCCGGCCTTGAAGCGCGCCAACAGGTTGTCATCGTCGTAGGAGCGGCGATTCGGCGGGCAAAACGTCACCCAGAAGTACTTTTTGCCGCTGAGGCTGGGCGCTTTTAGCGCCAACGCGATCAGCCCGCAGGTGCGGCGGTACGCCTTCGCGTGCTTGTGTTTTTGCCGCCAGTGCACGCGCGCATTCGGACTCAATTCCTTTGGCGGCCACGGCAGCGTCATGTCGATCATGCAGCCCCCTTAACGGTGAGAATTCCGGCCCGGATCAGGCCTTCGTGTGTTTCGGCAATGGCGCGCGGCATGTCCTGCCAATCGATGTCGCCGGCGGCGCGGCCGTCGATGACGTCGTGACAGGCGCTGCAGGCGTACACCGCGACGGTGTCAAAGCCCTTCATGCCCATGCCCTTCTGCCCGCACGGCAGGTGCGCGAGGACGGTAGTTTCTGGGTGGTGGTTACAGATGCCTGGCATCCGGACCGTGCACTCTTGGCCATTGGCAGAGGCGCGGAGCTTCTTCGAACTCACTCGCATGCCCGCTTCCCCGTCACGACGTCGACCAACTCGTAAGTCCCTGGCCACATCCACGACCCGTAGCGCCTGGCCATGGCTTCGTCGGCGAACAGCGCCAGTGCGTGATCAGGTGGCGAGCTCAAATCAACCTTGAACGAGCAGCAGAACACCGCCCACCGGTAGGTCTCGATAACAGGAGCAGCCAAACGGCGATCAACCATGCTGGGCACCTCCGACAATGCGCGGCGACGGTTTAAGGCCGAACCGCCGCAGCAGTTGCTCGCGCGCAGATTGTCCATTGGTGGGAATCCCCATGCGCGCCACCTGCGCCTGCGCCACTCGCTCGGTCAGTTCATGCGCCCGCTCGATCGGTGCCTTGCTGCCGTCGTGGCCAATGCCAACTGCGATATCCTCGAGCGGCAGGCCCTGGACGAGGCGGCGAATGGTGATGTCGTAAGCTCGGTCGAAAACCTTGCTGGCGTTTTCCGGGATCAGATCACCGAGGTTGTGCATCTCGCACTGGAGCGCTGCATGGCGCACGGCAGCGTGGGACCATGTGCGCGCGCCGAAACGGCTCGGGTGTGAATTCTCCAGCGCCTCCCGAAACGCCCTGTCATGCGATGGGATGCCTAGCATCTCGGGAGTAGGCTGGCACCACTTGATGAACTTGCCGACGCTAGGGGCGAAGTCGCCGCCGATTTGCCGGCAGTTCTGCAGCCCGTACCGGATCTGCTCAAGCGTCGTAATTCCAGCAACGATAAACGCCTTGATCCAGCTGCGCTTGGCGGCATTGAGCGATTCGGCATCAGGCCAAGCCTGTTTCCAAGCCGGGAAAATCGCCTGCAATTCCTTGAACAGCGCGTTCACCACATCGGCGGTGCCCGGCGGCAACTGCTTCGGCTGAACCAGCGCTACCGGCGGTAAATTGCCCATCGTGCTGAGTAGTTGTTCGGTGCTGCGTGGCTTCTTGTTTTCCATCACAGATCTCCCAGATCGTTCGCCCAGCTGGTGTCATCGAAGTCAGGCGTCTGGCCCTTACCCGAAGCCTTGACGCGTTCGCGCTTGACCCACTGCACCAGCCGGTAGCACCAGCCTGCCGAGGTATCGACGGTCGCTTGCTTGGCGACGAAGAACCCGATAAACGCTCGGATCGCCGCATCGGGAACCGCATCGGCTGGAAGCCCGGCGATTGCGATCTGATCCGACAGCGCCTTCTCGTTCGGAGCCCAGGTAGCGAACATGGCGAAGCGTTGGCGGTCGTCTTGCGATTCCAGGGCTTCCCGATCTTGGTCGGCGAGTGCGGCATCAATCTCGCGCTGCTGCAGCTGCTCTTCGGGTAATTGATGGTTAAGTGATGTATTGGGTGCAGCCGCTGCACCCCGTTCTGTTCCAGTCTGCACCCCGATCTGTTGTGAACTGCACCCCGCTGCGTCATCTGCACCCCGCTTTGCACGGGGTGCAGGATTTGCACCCCGAAATATTTGGAGGTCGTAAACGACGGGCCGGCGGTCGTGACGATCAATGTGAACTGCTGCGATGGCCTGATTGCCCTTCTTAATCAGGCCGGACTGCTCCAGGTCATCAAGTTTGTAGCGGACAGTGCGCTCGGAAAGGCCGGTGTCCTGGGCCAGGGTAGAGGCAGAAGGGAAGGCACCGGCCCCGTTCGAACCGGCGTAGTTGGCCAGACACAGCAGCACATGCCGCGCGCTGGAGTCTTTGAGGGTTTGCACGGGCAGAGATAGCGCCCAGGACATAGCTTGAACGCTCACAGCGAGTTTCCTTGAAGTTGTTCGGCGAGAGTGGTGATGCCTTTGCGCGTGACCATGACCTGCTCAACCACCTTGAGGTCTTCCTCGGCACCCTTCCCTACCGTGACCAGCTTGTGTTCGAGTAGGCCGGCAGTAAGGCGAGGCTGGTAGGCAGACCAAGCGGCGAACGAGGTGCGGCGATATATCCAGCGGTTGTCGCTGAGCCACTTGAAGAGTTTCAGTGGGCCGATACCCAGTTGCTTCGCAGCTGAGGTGATGCAGATCGATCCTTGGGTGGCGGATAGGCGCTCAAGCGCTTGAACCTTCGGCGCCTGCTGCTCGATGACCTGGTGCAGCGAAGCGTTCTGCTTGGCCTGATCGGCGGCGAGCTGGAGAGCTTCCGCGAAGTTGGAAGGCATCGATATGGTGTGTCGCGACACCTTTTCGAGTTCGCCAAGACGTGTCACGACACGGTGGCGAAGCGGAATGCTATAGCCGGTCAGAAGTGTCTCGGTCAGCAGTCGGTCAAGTTGGAACTCGGCGGTGTAACCCCGCCCGTCCTTCTCCTCGTGAAGATGGCGCAAATCTGCGCCATCCTTCAACAAGGCGTCACGCATCACACGGATGTCGCGGATGACGTCCTTATGCTGTTTGCAAGTGAGATCAGCGATCTCCCGGCTCGACATGCTGACCGTATTGCTTGGAGCAAAAAGTGTGTTCATAATGGCCCCACAAGTTTTATTGCTGTTGAAAGAGCCGCCCTGCCAGGCGGTTTTTTATGCCTACGATTCAGGCGGCTTTAACCGAGCTTTCCAGAACCGCAAGGCTTTCGCGGACGTGAGAAATTTCCGTGAGGATGTCGAACTTCTCAGCTTTCGATACGTGGCTGTCGTCAAGAGCTTCATGGATAGCAATGGTCAGATCAGCGACTTCCTTGCCCACATGGATCAGCGAGGCGGTGAGTGCTTTTGGCGCAGGCGCGACTTTTGCGGTCAGCTCGAAGCCGAACTGATCAGCCAGGGCCTGGAGTGGGCGCATGTCTCCGGTGTGCAGCAGAACGCCAAACAAATGCTCAATGGTCAGGTGGTGAGCAGCGTTGTCAGGGTTCGAGCGCTGCAGCAGACTCACGTGAGCCATGCACATCTTCCCGGCCAGTTCTTCTGCCCCACTTTCCTTGATGGTGGTGTGGCAAGCCCTCAAGAAATCTTCCATTCGTAAAACCTCAAATTTGTTTCCGTGGTAGCGGCCGCCAGATCCGTCGATCATTCGCTCAACAGATCAATGACAAGGACGCCTTATGCAGCGGTTTTCTTTTTGTCGGCCTTCAATTGGCCGTCGGTTACAAGTTCAAGCTGGTACTGACGTAGCTCAGGGATCTCTTCGCCCCACTGCCGGACTGCCTCGTATGTGATGCCGAGCGCTTTGGCGAGGGGAGCGATCCCTTTGAAATGGTTAATTGCGTCGGCACGGTTCATGGCTGACTCCTTTGGGTATACGGCAATTCAAGCATGCTTGTGTTTACTAAGCAAGCATGCTTGCCAAGCTAACTTGTAGATTGCTTGTATGAAAATTACTGATCGGATTGCGAAACTTGTCCTGGCGCGAAAGCCTGAGATCGGGCCGCGAGGATTCAAACGGGATATAGCGACCACCTGCGGGGTCAGCTACGAAGCTGTTCGCCAATGGTTTGCCGGTGATACCGGCAACATAAAGAACGAAAACCTTGTCGCGATCGCTGAAGGCTATGACACGACGGTTGACTGGCTGCTGTCAGGCAAGGGTGAGCCGCCAAGCCGGAAGGCCGTGGAGGCTCCAAAAGCTGGAAATTATTCTTCGGCGGACCTGGTCAAGCAGATGCTCGCGAAGCACGGCCGGGGCCTATCGGAAGAGGTGAGAGCGCGAATCGCCGAGGTGGTAGAAGAAGTGGCGCTTGAGTCGAAGTCGACCAATGTAGTGAAAGTCGATTTCACCAGGGCGGGCCAAGTCGGTGACGAAGTATGGATTGCCCACTACGACGTGCGCGCAGCGATGGGCGGCGGGCAGATCCCGCACGAATTCCCAGAGATGCTTCAGGACATACGGGTAAGCCCCAAACACTTGAGGGAGATGGGAGTTTCGTTCAAAGAACACTTCCACCTCAAGATGATCACCGGCTGGGGTCAGTCGATGGCTCCGACGATAAAGGATCGAGATCCGCTGCTCGTTGACATCACGATCCGGGAGTTCACCGGGGATGGCATATACCTCTTCTCCCACGACGACATGCTTTACGTGAAGCGCTTGCAGAAGAAAGGTAAGGAACGCTTCAAGATGATCTCGGACAACAAACACCACGATCCAGAGGACATTCGAGTGGATGACACCCATATCCTGGCTCGGGTGCTATATGTTTGGAATGGTCAGCCGGTGTAAGTTTTTTCGAACAGATGTCGATTTTTGTGCGGGTAAATCACGACGTAGCGACGTGCTTTTTCTTTTAAATGTTTCCCGGTGAATTTATGGAACGACGATCAAACGGAATTAATCCATGAGCAAATCAGATGTTGTCGATCAGGAGCGAATAAACGTAGCTCTTGCGAGGGCCATACTAGAGCTTTGGCACGCGAGCGCCAGCCTTCTGTCGTTGAACGTTGACATGACCGCTGCGGTAGCGTCAAAACTTGAAAATGAAGACGAAAGAAAAGCTCTTTTGGCGCAAGTGCTCACGTCAAGAGATGGCGTAAATCTAGCGTTAGAAAAATTAAAATCGCCGTGCGCCTAGTAGCACCAGACGTAATTGAGGAAAGCGAAGATGCAGACCATTGACCTTCGCCTTCTCGATATACAGATGGAGCAGCTATCGCAAGCGATTACTGAAAAACAGAGGCTAGCGTCGATTTTGGGAGGGAGTGACATTCCCCATGCTTTGCGCAAGAATGAAGTCATGACAGACATCACTCGCGAAGAATTCAATGCCCGAATGGAAACCATCGAAGTAAAGATGGATGCCAGGGTTGAGTCCGTCTCCTCGAAAATAGATGGATTCCTAGCTGCGCAGCTGGAGCGAGATAAGCGATATGAATTGCTTGCCGAGCGAGTGACGAAAGCCGCTGAGGGCGCGGAAGAGGCGGCGAAGCAAGCGGCTACCGTAAAATCCAATTATTGGGCGGCGGTCGGAGTTCAGCTATTTGCTGTGGCTGCGATCATCGTCGGAGCGTACTTCGCGACCCAGGCAAACACTCTCAGCGCTATAGCTACCACGCTGTCTGCGTATCAGGCTGGGAAAAGTGAGTCCGCGCCAGCACCTCTCCCGCAGCCACCTGCAGTACCAGCCCCTTCGGTGACGAAGTAGAATTAACAAAGAGCCCGGCCAAGCGCCGGGCTTTTTATTACCCGTTAGAAAGGCGCCGCCTCTTCTTCCAGCTGAAACTCAACCTCGCCCCTGCCCGCTACCTCCACCTCCTGCTGCTCCCACCTCACCGTAACGCTGCCGTCGTCATTGAGTGTCAGCTCTAGCTCGTCGGTATCAGCGATCACGCCCAGAACTTCCTCCCACTCCCGATCTCCATCCGTGTCCAGGCGATGGATCGTCACCCAACGCTGCGCCTGCGCCACCGGGTGATTGATCATCGAGGAAACCCTCAAGCCCAACCGTTCCATACCCGTCATTTCTGCCCGAGCCGAGCCTGCTGGGCTTCCGTTTTGCTTAGTCATAACCACCCCCTTGAATGCTGTATATGCATACAGTAAGCAAAATAAACACAAGCGTGCTTGCATTCAATACACAAGCATGCTTTTATAAATGCAAGCCGACTTGTGCTTCTGAGCAAGTACACGACGCCCACCGCTCTTTAACAGCCAGCGCAACAAACAACAGACCGCATCGCCTCTACCGGCGACCGGCGAGCAGACAGGCCCGAAAGCCTGCCAACGACAGGGAAAACCCTGTACGGCTGCCCGATGGTGAAACGCCAGAACTGAGTGAGTGACCCGGCAAGCAGTGCGCCCCGCCCCTTCCGGCGGAAATTGGACGGACAGCATCACTTCTGCACCCTGGCGACAGGGTGCAGCGGGATGACAACCGAGGATCAACCATGAACGTAGAATCTGCTCAAGAAGCACTTTCCATTGGCATTGAAGGCGATCACCTGGTGATCCGAATCGGTGTCGACTGCCTCTGCAACATCACAGAAATGGCCGACACCTGGCCGGCTCGAGACGAAGACGGTACCGCCTGCAAAATCTTGGATCGCAAACAGTTTTTGAAAGAGCTGGTCGGCGAGCTTGAGCGCGATGACGAGCAAGGCGCCACGTCGATTCACCTTGCCTTTGACCAGGCCGCACTTGGTGTGATGGAGAGCGGAAGCGAAGCGGTAGAGCTTCCATACGACTGAACAACCAGCGCCACGACAGCCTGTCATTAACTGCCCGAGGCCCTGGTACTCCCCAGCACCAGGCCGCATCGGGGTGTGATCGGAGCGTGCCCAAGTGGGCTGCAGCGCTAGGATCGCAAAGACCCGTGAATGTCCTGAGCCGGTATGAGCGAGACGGCCAATACTACAAACGCGGCGGGAACCAAGCAGGGGTTGCGCCCTGGTGTTCCGATCACACCCCGATGCGGATCAGTAACCGCATTCACCCATACCACTTTATTTAATCCGGCGCGGAGGATTGGCAGCCATGTAAAAGCACAGATGCCCGCACGGCCCCAAAGGGCTCTGCCGGCTTGTCACGTACGGAGGCGTTTGTGACAGAACGAAAAGCCCGGTTTCGACTGGGCTTTTTTACGCCTTGCCTTTACCCGTCAGCACCCTCCCCTGCGCCCAACGGCAACCGGCAGGCGGTCAGGTTGCTGACGAATAAACGCAACCCACCGAGGTATCCACCATGCACGCATCAATTCAACAGCGCGTCGACGGGGTTGCGGCCCTGAGCGTTCGCTCCCGCATTGCCACCGCCGAGTTCTACGCCTTGATCGGCAAAGAGGAGCCTGTGCAGAAGATCCGATTCCAGATTGTTACCCGCGGCAACGCTTACCACATCGTTGAAGTAGCAACCCGAAAGGTTAAGGGCTTCCGGTGGACCTGGAAGGAAGCAAGCAACCTGGCTCAAGCCCTGGAATCGCGCGCCGACGGAGTCAAGGTGACGCTCTCAGGCGGTGCGCAATGATCGGCGAGCCAATGGCCAACCCGCGTGACTCGATCATCGACAACCTGAACCAGCAGTTAGACGCCTACTTCGGCGCCGGCAAGACCGCTCAGGTAATCCCGAACGGCGTCGGTGTCGACGGTCCCTTCAACGGCACGACGGCGCATCACGAACGCCTGCGCAAAGAACGCGACAAGCTGGCACCACTGGTGCGCGCCGAAGCAGCAAAGGGTGTCGTAGCCAGCGTGGCAGCAAAGAACCTGGGCATGCACATCAAACGCGTCACGCTGATCGCTCACGAGAACGGCTTCAAGTTCGCCGACACCCCATGAAACGCATCAGCAACCAGGTGCGACAACGCCGGCGGCAGGCATGGCTTGATTTGCCAGCACATGAAATCGAAGAGGTAGGCCATGGCCGAGGAAGAGCAGCAGCCGACGGCGGAAGCCCTGAAGCAGCGCCGCAAGCGCGAGAAGGCGAACGAGAAGAACGCTGCATTGGGCGTCGAGAAGTTTACGGTTGAGGTGGCCGGGGTGTTCAAGGGCGACCTGAAACGCCTGATGAAGCAACACGGTTTCAACAACCAGCAGGAAGTGTTTCAAAACCTGCTGCGCAACGTGATATCCGCCGACTACGAAACTGCGGCGCAGATGCTCAAGTGTGTCACGACACCTTATGTTGTTACCGAAAAGGTGTCGCAGATCATCAGGGCCGCGGGCTTGAAGTCGCTTGCCGATGACCCGCCTGAGAATGATGACGAGGTGGACGCGCCCTCTCGTTAAACAGCCTGGAAGCCAATGCGATATGGCTTCTCCTCGCGCTTGGCGACGGCTATCAGTAACACACTAAGCTGGGAAACATGCTGTACCAGTTGTACCCGGTCCCCGTTCTCTAAAACTCCCGTGAAAGTGATAAGCGTTGGTGCGGTGTATCCAACGTCCTGAATATGAAATCTAATTTCGCTGCCGAAGTTAACCAGGCGTGCACCAACTTCATGATCGCTGTCCAGTTCACTTTGAAAGGCATTGATGTAACTCACCAATGCCTTATAGGAGCTGATTACCGGGTCGGATATCTTTTGCCGATCTGCGGCCTGGGTGCGCACTGTTTCAGCCATATGGCGGGCAAGACCATTATCGTAAATCTCTTTCAAGACACTTCTCCCTGATCCGGCTCCATGCCGGTCACCCGTAATACCCCATATCAACGAATCACGCCAGCCGGCGAGGATCCCCTATGCATACAGCAATTGACTTGTTTTCTGGTTTTGGCGGGTTCACCCGAAGCGGGAAGGATGCCGGTCTGAACGTGCTCTGGGCCGCCAACCACTGGCCATCCGCCGTGGAGTGGCACACCAAGAACAACCCGGAAACGCAGCATGTGTGCCAGGACCTGCACCAGGCTGATTGGTCGCAGGTGCCGAAGCATGACGTGATGCTGGCCTCTCCTTGCTGCCAAGGCCACACCAAGGCTCGCGGCAAGGCGTCAGGCAACCCACAGCACGACAACTCGCGCTCGACGGCCTGGGCGCCGGTGGCTAACGCTGAGGTCAACCGACCAGACTTCGCCATCATCGAGAACGTGCCGGAGTTCATGGACTGGATTCTCTACCCAGCCTGGGCCGACGCGATGCAGCGCCTGGGTTACTCGCTGGCACCGCACATCGTGGACTGTGCAGACCTCGGCGTGCCTCAGCACCGGGTGCGGCTGTTCATGGTCTGCTCACGCAGCAAGGCACCGCTACACCTGCAGCTACAGCAACACCAGCACGTGCCGGCCAGCGAGATTATCGACTTCAACGCCGGCAAGTGGTCGCCAATCATCAAGCCAGGTCGTGCTGAATCGACGCTGACCCGCGTGAAGAATGGCCGGGAGCGCTTCGGTGAACGCTTTGTGATGCCCTACTACGGTTCGGGGTCGGGTCTCACTGGCCGCAGCTTGGATCGCCCGATCGGCACCATCACCACGCTGGACCGCTGGGCGATTGTCGATGGTGACCGGATGCGAATGCTCAGTGCGGACGAGGCTATGGCCGCGCAGTCTTTCCCGAAAGACACGCAGCGACCAGACAACCATCGGCTGACCATGCATATGACCGGCAATGCGGTTCCGCCGCTGGCCGGACGCCGGATCATTGAGGCGTTGAAAGCAGCTGCTTAGATTGAATTTTTAGTTACGAAATCCCGAGCGCAAGTCTTTAACCAAACTACGTAATGTCTCAACAATCAATATACATTCTTGTTCAATTTCCGTGTGACTCTTGCGAACCGAAGCTTCATCGATTCGTTTTTCTTGAAACTGCAAGTCGAACATTTCATCCTTGAAGTCCATGACTATTGTAAAAAGTTCAACTGTGAGAAGAGTCAACTCTCGGAACTTAGCTTCATCGACGAAAAGTTCACATTCATCGATTGCTGCGGAACACTCACGATCGGCGGAGCTCCACGCTTCGCGTGCTGCCTTAAACCTTTCAGTCAAAAAATCAGAACTTTTAGCACTCCTCTTGGCTCTTTGCAGTCCAAGCAGCATGGCATAGCGTAAAAACTTTGGAGCTACTCCCAAAGCATCCACAGCCGATTTAAGCCTCGCAAGAGAATCAAATTTTTTACCGTGCCTAAACTCATACTTCCAAATAGTCAGGGCATGCACAGCAACCCCTGCAGCAATTATTGTTGAGAGAGCTGCTGCAACCTCCAAAACACTTTTTACTGCCGTACTAGTTCCACTTTGCAGATTTATCGCAATACCAAACGTCGCACCGAAAGCGACCAGTAAAACACACCCGATAACTAACACTCGATCCATACCATGCTCCCAACGTCGGGACGCGAATATACTCGCCGAGGTACCCCCATGCCCACAGAAAATAAACCGGCTGGTCCATTCGGGCCGAGCGGCCGCACCTTTCACATCCATCTGAGCGTACGCGGCGCAATCCGCGATTTCAGCAAGCGTCAGCTCAAAGGCATGTTCCGCGCGGACGGTCGCGAATGCACCGCCGAAGAGGCGAAGTATCACCTGCTCGAAGCGCTGGCGCAGGGCAAAGAGGTGCTTCCCTTCGGACCCCCGTGTGAGGGCTTCGATTTCTCCGGCGGCGGCTGCCCAGGGCATGACAAGGAGGTCGCATGAAGCGCATCTACCTCTGCGGGCCCATGACCGGCCTGCCCGGCCTCAACTTCCCCGCCTTCGCCGCCATGACCGACAACCTCCGCGCCGGCGGCCACGCCGTCACCAACCCCGCCGAGATCAACCCCGACGGCGGCACCTGGAGCGACTGCATGCGCCGCGACATTGCCGCCCTGATGGACTGCGACACCGTGGCCACCCTGCCCGGCTGGGAGCATTCAAAGGGCGCCCGCCTGGAAGTCCTGATCGCCGAACGCCTCGGCATGACGGTTGTGAATGCCCATGATCTGGTAACGAGGGAGGCTGTATGAGCGAAGCTCAGTCGTATCAAGCAGGAAATATTGACAAGGATCGCGTGGTCTATCTCGCTTCAGACTTCGACAATGTCACGCGCTTGTTTCTGGATGCCGCCGAGCGCTGCATCGCCTCGGAACGCCGGGAGAAGGAACTGCAACAGCGCCTTACCGCAGCGGATGAGGAACTGGATCGGGCGGGCAGCCAATACATCAATAAGAACGCTGATTGCACATGGTCCCAAGACGCCAGCGGGTTATGGAACAGCACCTGCGGCGTGACCTGGGGGTTCATGGATGGATCGCCGCATAGCCACGGCATGCACTTCTGCCACTCCTGCGGGAAGATGCTCGTTGTTGAGCCAGTAAAGCCGTATAGGAGTACATCCGTACTCCACCCGCAAAACCTGTAACCCCTCCCCTTCAAAGTCAGCCGCTATAGCGGCAAGGAACCCGGCATGCCTACGGAAAACCAAATCGCTGAGCCCGTGCCGAGCCTGGCAACCGGTCACGGCCTCGACGCTGCTACCTGGGCCGACTTCGTGACCCGCCTACGCTACGACTGCAACGGCGAACGTGTCAGAGATCACTGCACGGCCGCCGCCATCTTTATTGTCGAAGCGCGCCGCATCGTCTGCGGGCTCGACATGGACTACACCGAACAGCGCATGGTTTATTGGGATAGCGGCGAATCAACCGCCTACTCGATAAAAGAGTACTGGAGCGACCTTTCCAGCTACCAGAAAAGCCAGCTCAATAAAAAGATGCAGGATTGGTCTGAGTGCCAGTTCATGAAAGCCGACGAGTCGGATCAGTGGTACGTCCTGGGCGAGCTGGAAGATCACACCGTCACCGGATGGGATGAGCGCTGGGAATATATCAACGCTCACTTCACCCATGCTGCAGCCGAAGCGTTCATCAAGCGCAAGAAGCACGACTACCGTGAAGGCATGCGCATCTACGTCGAATCCCAGTACTACGCCTGGGAGTTCAACGCCATCAAGGAAGCGATCCTAGACGGAACGCTGATCTATACGCCGAAGGTGACGCCATGATCGCCACCCTCTGGTTCGCCTACGTCTTCATCTACAAGGGGCCGAGGCCATGAATACCTATCGACACACCTTCGCAGCCGTCTGCCCTTCTGACGGCGAAACGATTCTCTACCGGCTTGAACTGCGTTCTAACGCCATGATTCGCGTCGAACACATCAAGGCGACGACAGCGCTAATCACAAAAGGCTGGCACGAACAGATTGCCGACAGCCTGGCTGAATCTTTGGGCGGCGATCAAACCATCATCGCCACGCACCAGGGTGTTGAAATCGAAACAGTGAGGCTTAGCGGATGATTGCTTACCACGGCACACCAGTCGGTGGTACCCGCCAGGACGGCGCCAGGTTCCTCGCCGGCCGGCACGCCTTGGTGCCGTTCCCGCGCCAGGACGACATGGGCATTGTTGCCGATGTCTGCCAGTCGTTTGTGTTCGACAACGGTGCGTTTTCGGTTTGGAAGAAAGGCGGCAAGCTAGATGTTGATGGCTACACCGCCTGGGTTCAGCAATGGCACAGGCATCCTGGCTTCGACTGGGCACTGATTCCGGATGTCATTGACGGCGACGACGCGGCCAACGACGCGCTTCTGGAGGCCTGGCCCACAGAGTTACGCGGCGTGCCGGTCTGGCACCTGCACGAGTCGCTGGAGAGGCTGCAGCGCCTCGCCGCCGGTTGGCCGACAGTGGCTATCGGCAGTTCGGGACAATGGGCACATCCGGGGACAGCGGCCTGGTGGAAGCGGATGGGTTCAGCGATGGATGCAATCTGCGACGACCAAGGCCGACCAGCATGCCGCCTCCACGGCCTTCGGATGCTAGACCCTGCAATATTTCAAAGTCTGCCCTTCGCTTCAGCCGACAGCACGAACGCCGCAGTGAACGGTGGAAGCATCAGCCGGTTCGGCATGTACGCCCCACCAACAGCCGGCCAGCGCGCCAACGTCATCGCCGACCGCATCGAGTCGCACAACAGTTCCCCGATCTGGCAGCGAGAAACCCAGGCCGAAATGGCGCTGTAACCCCCATCCCCCTACATGCCTTCTGCTATCTGAAGCGGTGACAGGGGCCTATCCAGCGCTGAATCAGGCGAGTTCAGGAAGGACTCCCACGCTTCAAAAGCTTGACGATGACGCAACGTTGCCGCTTCCCAATTGACGCCGCGAATTTCTCTTGAAGAAACCAGCATCATCATTTTGGTGGTCGAGGCATCAAGCTCAATAAGTAGTTGATGAGACCTAAGCCTGAAATCGTCAATTCCGCACATGTGTTGGACCTTTGAGGGGCCTCAACGGAAATGCCGTGTGTTGTACCCGCCTATTCAGATGACAACCACACGCATAGAAAGATCCACCCATATGAGTGCTATTTGAGTTGACTATCTACCCAGCGTTCAGCCGCTGACATTGCTTCGTCCAGGGCGGCTGGATAATCGGTCCATGGCCCTGCCAACTCAGCCGCGACTTCACCCATTCCATGTGTGTCCACAGGCTCGATGATTTTTGCGGAGGCAGGCACCTGGTCGTTAGGTCTTTTCCAGACGAACTTGAGGAATACCGTGTGACCTCGGTACTCATGAGCAATCGGCACATCGAGGTTGTGTGACACGCGTCCTCCCACAGTCGCAACGAATTGAACACCTGTTTTACACCCATCGCCAAGGTTCAGAAATCCGGGCGAACGGCCATTACTCCATCCCCCTATGGCCGCCGCAGCGGGGTGCGCTGACATCAGCCGCCCCTCGCGACGAGGACACCACATAAACATCGTCAAGAAAGCGCGGCCCAATGCGGGCCGCGGGAGGTAGGTATGCAAGCAGAGATATTGTCGGACGAGGAACTCGCCGACCTTACCGGCTACAAGCGTAGAGCCGATCAGCGGAAATGGCTCAAAGACCGAAACTGGGTATTCGTCGAGAGCCGCGGCGGCCGGCCGCTGGTGGGCCGGATGTTCGCCCGCATGAAGCTCGGCATGGTCAATGCCGCAATCGCAGATCCAAACCCGCCGCCGGCCCGTCCGGCTTGGACGCCCGACTTCTCCAGAGTGAACTGATATGCGCCCCCGGAACACGGAAAATAGGGACTTGCCGCCTGGAATGGTGCGGCGCAAGCGCCCAAGGAAAAACGGGAAGGTCTGGATCGGCTACTACTATCGGGACTCTGCCGGTAAAGAGATCCCGCTGGGCACGGACCTGAGCAAAGCTCGCTTGAAATGGGCAGAACTGGAGGCCAAAGACAAACCGGCGGACCTGACAATGATGAAGGGGATCTTCGACCGGTATGTGCGCGACGTCATCCCGAAAAAGGGGGAGCGAACCCAGAAGGACAACATGGCCGAACTGAAGCAGCTTCGCCCTACCTTCGATGAGGCGCCCATCGATTCAATTACACCGTTCAATATCGCCGGTTACCGTGACGCCCGCTCAGCGAAGGTTCGTGCCAACCGCGAGATCGCTCTCCTGTCCCACGTTTTCAACATGGCCAGGGAGTGGGGCCTGACCGAGCGGGAGAACCCATGCCAAGGCATAAGGAAGAACAAAGAGGCGCCGCGCGACTACTACGCCAATGCGGCTGTCTGGGATGCCGTCTACGCCGTTGCCGAGCAAGAACTCAAGGAAGCCATGGACCTGGGCTACTTGACCGGGCAGCGGCCTGCTGACGTGTTGATCATGCGTAGTGACGATACCGAGGGTGACTACTTCCTGGTAACGCAGGGCAAGACCGGGCAGAAGCTGCGAATCCTGATGCGTACCGATGCAGGGGAAAACAGCCTGGGGAGATTGGTCAGGGAGATCGGTGAAAGGAATGTCGGGCATCCGTCCAAGTACTTGTTGATCAACAGGCATGGAAAGCGGATGACGAAGGGGATGCTGCGCTTGCGCTGGGACAAGGCGCGGGAAAAAGCCCAGCAGAACGCCATCGAACAAGGCGACCCGCTGCTCGCGGCCAAGATTGGAGGGTTTCAGTTCCGCGACATCCGGCCGAAGGCCGCGTCGGAAATCATCGATATCGGGGATGCCAGCCTACTGCTGGGGCACAGCAAACAGGAGATCACAAAGCGGGTTTACAGGAGGATTGGCGCCACCGCGAAACCGTCCAAATAG